AATGGGAAGTAATCACCTTTGAGCCCATGAAATCAAGCTATCAAATGATTCTAAAAAATCTAGAAGAAAATCAATGTTCTGAAAATGCTAAAGTTTATAATTTAGGTTTAGGTATTAAAAATGAAACACTTACTATATACTATAATTCTGAGGAAACAGCTGAGTCTTCATTAGTTATGAATGAGGATAAGAAAAATAAGGAAGATATAGAAATAGTTTCATTTGATAGTTTTATTGACTATAAAGATTTTGATGAATTATGCTTTGTAAAGATAGATATAGAGGGGAATGAAGAAAATGCACTTATGGGAATGTTGGAATTCATTAAAGAAAAAAAACCGATTTTAATGTTGGAATTGTGGGAATACAATCAGCAAAAAGTTACTGATATATTAAAATCATTTGGTTATAAGAGACTGCATGTATTTTGGTTTATAGAAGAAAAACACAAAGAGTATATGGATAAAATGTATCAATTTTATAATTCACATGGTTTGGTGTATGATTATAAGTAAAAATAAAACAAAAAGTTAATAATAAAAGCAGCCTTTTAGGCTGCTTTTATTATTAACTTTAAACCTGATAAATATCATTTTTTAATAGATTGTGATTTAGTAACTTCGAAGAATGAAATACAAAAATTTTACTTATGAGAAAACTTTTATTGTTGTTGAATTTCTTCGTCATTTTCAACAGTTATGGACAGAGTCTTGTGTCCAAATTTGATGTAGCATCTAATGGTGCTAATTCGGTTGCTTTTGTAGATAAGAGTATAGGGACTCCTATATCTTATCAGTGGGAATTTCAGGGAGGGGTACCAGCTGTATCCACAGAGAAAAACCCTAAGGTATCTTATTCCTCACCAGGGAAATATAGTGTAAAATTAAAAGTTACAGATGCTAAAGGTGTTACTTCTACATCTGTGAGAACATTAGAAATGTCCTATACAGTAGCAAAGGAAATAGATCTGAGTACAGGAACTAAAGAAAATGGGACTTTGATGTCTGAGAATGGAGAAAAAGATACAGATTGGACACATTATTTGGATGAAAAGCTAACTATTGGAACAATTCCATTTACTAGAAAACCATATGTGACTGCTCAGCCACAATATGACAGCTGGTCTTCTGCTTTACTAAAAGGAAAAGCATCGGTAACGAGATGGATTACAACAAATACTGGAGGTAAAGATACTAGATGTTATTATGTTAGTAAAACTTTTAAAGTTCCAACTGAAGGAACTTTAGATTTAAAAGCTCTTGCGTATACTCGAAATTGGGTGTATTTAGTTAAGAAAAATCCAGATGGAACAAAAGATAAAAAAAGAATAGCAAAAACAAATTGGGTAGAACATGAAAAAGCACCAAAAGGATGGTTAAACTCAAGAACTCCAGAAGTGATTGATTATAAATTGGAGCAAGGGGAGTATTATATCATGGTTGAGGTTTATACAGGATTGTCAAATGATAAACCATCAATAGATGTGAATGCAAAAGTTAGTTTAAGTAAAGGGATAAATGCTGTTCTGTCTCCCCCTGCTGATTTTAAAGCAAATCCGCCCACAATTAATTTTGGAGAAAATGTGCAGTTTTCTAATATTTCTGCAGGAGCTCCAGTTAGTCAAATTTGGAAATTCACAGACGCAGGAAGTTATGTGAAGGATACACAAAAAAATCCACTTATCAAATTTAAAAGTGTGGGGTATCATAATGTAGAATTATCAGTGAATTATGACAATCAAATTGTATCTAGTTTAAGTATAGACAACTACATAAAAGTACAAGGGCTGGACTACACTAAAGCTCCTAATAGTTACATATTTGACCATAAAAGTTCAAATAGTGGATTATTTATCCCTGTGAAAAAAGCTTATGAAATGTGGAAAAATGGACTTCATATTGAAGGAGGAGCAGTGCCTAATGGGCAGGCCGTAGCAGAAGTGTATTGGGAAGATGTGCATGGATTGATAAGAACAAAACCTAATTATCAACTGGAAATTATAGGTTCAGGAGAGTCTGCAAAGATAAAAGTACCTGTTAATAAAGCTAAAGAAGGAAATGCACTAGTAGTATATAAAGTTAATGGTGAAATATA